ATTTGCTCCCTTACCGCCGCACCTGCACTCTCGTAAGTTGTACCATCTGCACCCACTCTGATATCTACAACCTCTGCATCTAAAGTTGTGCTACCTGTGGGCAACTTAGAAATATTATCAATTCTCTTACGCTCAAAAGCAATCTCGTTTGCTAATGCGATATCTGCGGAAGCACGCTCTTTTTTCTCTGTTGCAAGCTTTTCTTCCACCTTGTTTACTCTGCCTACTGCGGCCGCTTCAGTCTTCTTATCAAGCTCCAATAATCCCCTTGCAACTGCTTGGTTCTGTATTGGCTTCTGAGAGGTCAAAGATAACTCAGAATCTACCACCGCAACATCTTCGGGAGTAGTAGAAGGTAACAAGTCTCTACCTTCCGGGAATAACTTAAATATCTTCGCTCCATCATCATCATAGCCGATTATAGTCTGCGGATTGGTAAAAGGATTAAGCTCTACCTCATACCAATAGTCAACAGGCTTGCTTATAACGTCACCGATCTTAGTATCTTCTTCTGTCAAAAGAATCTCCGCATACTCTGTCTCAACCGTGATAGGGAAGTCCTTCTGTAATACTACATTGGAACAATCTTTCTTAGCTGTTACCTTTACTCTCACAACGTCACCGGGCTTAAACTTGTACTTAACACCATTATCCTCTGCTGATACTGTAAGGAATGCCACGTCACCACGTGTTATATAGATTGTCTTATCATCATCTACCATGAACATAAATTACACCCCCTTAATATAGCCTAATTCCTTAATAGCTTCTTTAACTGTTACCATCTGCTCAACAGGCTTGATATATCCCCTCTTCTCTTCTTCGAAAATAAGGATATCGCCCTCTTTAAGCAAGATTGTAGTATCGTATGTACTCACGAAATTCTCACCAACTACCTTAGCAACAGAATGAAAAGTCAAGTCCTTTAACGTCTGCTCCACATGCTCATTCTTATATTCAAGAGTAGTGTCCTTTGTAACTGCGATTCCTGCGTACATATCAATACTAGGCATTTTAATGAACTTCTGCATCTTTCTTCATCTCCTTTCTTTTCGTCAATACAAGAAGCTCTTATACTCACGAAAAGAGGGGGGTTGCTCCCCCTTCCTTATAACTTTTTTCTTGGTTTCTTCGGCTCAACTTCGGGCGCTTCCGCTTCTACCACTTCTGTTTCCTTTGTTGTTTCCTCGGGTACTTCCTCGGTTACTTCACCTAATACCTCAACCATGTTGACATTAACCGTTCTGACCTCTGCAAGTCTTTCTTCGGTTATCTCAAACACATCATTTACCTTGTGCAGCTTCTTTGCTTCCTTGTCCATAAATGGAATTAACACTTTAACTCTCTTCATAGGCTACACCTTACGCAGTAGCGGTAAGCGGTACTTTAATAACCTGTATACGCTTTTCATCAATAACCTTTGCGCCAAAAGTATCAAGACCACGTACAATGTCCTTGAAACGCTTCTCGGCTCTGAGTGCTTCAACCTCGTTGATCTGTCCTGCAAATGCAATAGCTTTCTTGCCACGGATATCACAGTAAGCGTGAGTTGTGTCCTTGGCCATGTTGTTAGACATGATAACGCTAAAATTATCATACATACCTACAACACCTTTCTTGATAAGCTCCGGGTTGTTAGTAGAGAGAGTAATTAAGCAGTTCTTGAATATGTTATAAACTGCCGGTGTAATCTCGATTACACCATCTTCATCAAAATTACGCTCTCTAAGCTTAACGATTGCATCATCAATAGCCGCCTTAACAGCGTCCTGTGTGAGGTTAGTTGCAGTAGATGTATTAGTAGCACCCTTGATGAGATTAGCAATAAATGTATCTCTTGCAACCGCAAGACCGTGAATTGCCTTTCTCTGATACTCTTCGGGTAAGCCCGGAACACTCTGTGCCTTGTCAATATCATCAACATAAAATGCAAAGTAGTTAGCCTGATCAATTGTAAGAAGCTGTCCTTCATCTGACATATCTTCAATTGTGATATCCTTTGTCGGGTCATACTTACCAATTGTCGGCTCACCAACACCAAGAATCTTTACTGTTGATGCGTACTTGCAATCTCCCTCATAATCTCTTAAACAGTTGTCTACAAGCTTACATACAAGCTCAAGAGCGTCCTGTATCTTCTTAGACCATATAGTCTGAATAAAATTTGTTACTGCCATTTAACATTACCTTCCTTTCATGTGTAGGAAGTATTACCACTTAAGCATTGACTTTTCGACCGCCTTAAATAACTCGGGATTATTGTCAAAGTCCTTCTTAGTGAACTGTAGGGCTTCATCTCTTGTATAGAAGTCCTTAACTCCCTTGTCTGCTGCCGCTCCGCTCTTCATACTTCCCATTGTTCTAATCTCTTTTTTTGGTTGCATCTTACTGTAGATATCAAATACCTCAGTAATAGGTGTGCTAGAACTGAACTTAGCCGCAAAGTCCCTAAATTCCTTGCTGCCGTATACGTCCTCTGTTACACCAATTTTTAAAAGTTCCTTACCACGCTCCGCATTCTGCCTGTACTCTGCCAACTCCTTAAACAAGGCTTTTTCCCTTGCATTCATCTTGTCCACACCGAGACTAGCAAGCCTGTCTGTTTCCTCAACAACATCCTCAAAGCCGGAATTAATAATGTCCTCTGCTTCTGCTTTTGCTAATACTGCAATGTCTCGATCTGAATATGTTGGCTCAGTTGGAATCTGAATACCTTTCTGCTGATAATACTGCTTGAATGCATCTGCCATTTCAGATACGTCCTGCTTGCCTGTTCCTGCTCTGAGTACGTTTTCTAACTCTCCGTACTTCTTTTCGTATTCCTTACGAATCTTAGCTTCTAAGCGAGCAGTCTTTTTGTCTAACGCTCCACCCAATCTTTCTTTGAACTCGGCTTCTGTATAGACCTTTTCGGGAACTTCCCGAACTGTACTTTCTTCTGTGGTTACGTCCACATTTTCAGCAATATTTTCTATTGCAATGTTTTCGTTCTCATTCATTTGAGATACCTCCTATTTTTTAGTTGGTGTTTGCTTCACCGTGCCATGTGCTTTTAGTGACTTCAATGCTTGGTCAAGCCATTTTGTCAACCTCGGCAAAATGGTATATAAAAGGGCATTTCTGCACTTTTTCTGCAAAAACACCCTTGAAATATTGATTTTTAGCTTTTTAATCTACGATTACCCAATCTTCCGCAAGCATATCTGTCTGAGATGCAAGCCAACCGACCTGTATCACACCACTTGTAGTCTTGATTGCAATAACATCTGAGTGCGGCACTTCCTTGTCAAGTAAGCAAGATAAGTCTGCGCTTGTTGAATACTCAAGTGATGTACCATCTACAATGAATAAGAACTGTTCTTTGCCGTTCCAACCTTCTCTTGCTACTTTCTTTCCTGTCTTTAATGCTTCTAATGCTTTACCGAAATTCATCTTTTACTCTCCTTCCTCAATAACTTCTTCTTGTGTACCCTCTTCGGGTATCTCTGCTTCTAACTGCATACGTGCATCTGCTATCTGAGAAGCTTGAGCGTCCGGATCTTCCATAAGGAATTGGCTTGCTCTCTGCTGCATCATCTGCGCTTGTGCCGCAATCATAGCAATCTTTCTCTGCTCTGCTTCGATATGCTCTATAGCTTCAAGTATCTTCGTCTTAGGTGCTACTGAATCATCATCAAGCACCTCTGCGTATGTTTTAAGCTCTCCTACTCTCTGAGCCGTAAAGAAGCCGTTTGTAAGCAGATTTTCAATCGTCTGCTCCTGTGCGAACTTGTCATATACTCCCTTTGGTGTAACATCAATCTTTACTGTAGCCTGTAACTGCTCAAGAACTGACTGAGGAACACGAACAATTTGAACTGTCTCTTCTCCTGTGTTCGGATCTATTACCTCTTCTTCCATGTTCACACCATCTACTGAGTATACAATGAGGTATTCAAGCCATATTCTGGCTAAGTCCTCAATAAAATTCTTATAGCTCTCTTTCTGCTCTGTCATTGGAGCTTGTGAAGCCTGTTGTACTGCTAAAATAGCTCTACCCGATGCACTCTCCGGGTTAACCTGTCCTGTAACAACATCTCCTGCACCTGCTAAGTCTCTTGTGACCTGTATTAAGTCCTCTTGGAGCTTAACAACATCTGGTGACATTTGAGCCGGGGGAATAGTGCCGACAATCTTGTGTACATCATCAACCGGTTGTCCATTGGTCTTGATTACTCCACCAACCGTATTAAGTGCGCTTGGATTGGCAATTTTACTTGTATCAGCTACCTTCTGAGGATAAGCTTGATACTTAACTGTAAGCACTCGTCTTACCTCTGTTCGGTTAACCTCAATCTGATTAGGAATAAGGTGTCTTACCTCTCCTTCACCTCTTGCGCTGCCCTCTTTCTCTTCCCAATTGAAATGCGCTACAGGATAAAGCTTCAAGCCTGTATCCATATCCTCTACAATGTCTATCCACCTTGTAGCGATCGAGAAATGAACAGTACCACTTCTTTTGTACATCTTGTAGACGAGCGTCACCATGTTATCAAGCTCTATCTTAGCGGCATCCCCACTCTCTTCGAATGTGTCATTGTCCCCAATGATAAAAGCTGTCTTTTCCTCACTTAAGCCCTCTGCAAGTGCCAACTCAATAGCATTTGATACAGGCATACGCTTGCGAATAATGATATACGGCTGAGATTGTATTTCATCGTCATTCTCATTTCCGTAGTAGATGTCATTCTTTTTGATAATCTCATTGATAGGCTGCATCTTTTCACGGTCAAAGTTAACATAAATAATGCCTTCATCATTGATTGCACTAGCCTTTGTGACCTTGCGGCCCTTATTGTCCATCTTGTCACGCTCCCAAATGCGCCTTGCGTATCTGTTGAGCATGTTGCAATACCTCTCTGCTTCTTTTCTGAACACTGCATTCTCATAATTCTCTGAAGAATAATGAATAGCATATAAGTTGCTGTGAATTACTGACACTTTATACTTAACAATAGGCTTTATGAAGTTCTTTTGAACCGGTTCGACGTCCCCTAACTTAGCCCCTGCCCATTGATCGCCGTTATACATGCGGTGATTTCTGTCGCTGTCTATGTATATTCCTACTCGTCTATGATAATTGCGACCCTTTTCGTAAAGCTGCCATATAGAGGTTTCTTTTATCGCTTCAATATCCAACTATATCACCCCCTCGGAATGTCCTCTTGCCCTGCTCCTGTGCCATCATAACGCTCAATATTACGCATAATAGCTTCAATGCGATTCTGCTCCATGTCGGAATACTGTTTATCTCTGTTCTCTATTATTTTCTTAATAGGGTTAGTTTTAGGTGGTGCAGCTATCTTGTCCCTGTTTACTGTCTGTCCTACTTTTACCCCATAATAAAAGCACACCATACAAAGTGTGCCTGTTACTAATATCAACAATATTTCCATGCTGTCTCCTTATACAATTGTCATTTCCTCGCCATAATCTGAATATGTCTCGCTCTTACGTTCGACATTGAAATGATACTGAGGATTGACATATATTGCTTCCTCCGTGAATGATACTTGACCTCTAACCTCATGCGCTATAGCTAAGCCCATCATGTGATCATCGTGACCACCTTCCGGGGCTTCTATTCTTCCTTTTTCATTGCGAACAATGGTTAGCAGCTCTTCTAAAGTTGCCTTATCGTTAAGTGTGTCTGTATGTTCCCGGACAATCTCAATAAGCCTTGATATAGCCGTAGGTCTTGTAAGCTGCGTTGTCTTAAAGCCGAACCTCTTTTCAGTCTTGCCTGTGTATGTGTCCTGTGCTTCTCTGACATACTGTGAAGGATATCCCAACCTTTGCAGCTCCATGATAGGGTAGCTGTCAAAGTTTGCTTCTATGCCGATTAAAGCCCACTTGTAATACGCACCTAAACAATACATTTGTTTTGCATATTGGTCTGAATCAAACTTCTGCTCTAATACCGCCACTTGCACCCCTGTTCTTGCATCTAATACGTGACCTGTGAAGTTATCTGACCCTTCTCCTGCTGTATCACCGCCTATGCAGTACTTTGTTACATGCGGAGTATTTGGAAGCTGATAGATATTGATATATCCATTCCTATCACTTACCCACCTTATATTTCTTATCCTTAATCCGTCATAATCATATATAAAATACCCTGTCTTAAGTGGCTTAGGAATGTTGTCAAGTCTCTTCTGAATTGCCCTTGCATCAAATACAGTTTTACCGAGAATACCCCACTTACCAAGACAGTAAACCTCATAAGTGTACTCGTCTATGAACTGTAAGTCCTCAAGTGCTTTTCTATCATCATCGGTCAAGAACTTATTGTCTTTGTATGTGCTGAAGCATACTGTAGCAAGCCCACTGTCTATAAAATGCCGCTTGATCCAATGCTGTATATTGATAGGGTTGAACGAAAGCACCATTTGCTTTTTACTCTTACCGCCACGCAAACGCACTTTTAATTGGTTTATGTCTGCTTCTTGGCACTCTGTAGCTTCTTCCACCCATATATCAGTTAACTCACCGTTAGCGAATGTAATTGACTTAATCTTCTCTACATCGTCAAGCCCTGCAAATGCAACCTCATTCCCGGTAAGCTTGCATATAATACGCATGTCCGATTCATTGACTTTAAAATGCTCCGATAGATTCCAATTGCTTATTACTTGTTTAAGCAAAGGGAATGTACTTCGCCTGTTGGTGTCTCCTGTCTGTCGCACTACAAGCAGATTGCACCGGGTGGGATGCATGAGCTTGTATATATATCTCTGCCCTATAAAGTAAGACTTGCCGGAAGATCCACCGCCATAAAACACTAAGTATCTATCAGTGTTATTCAGATACGGCAGATATACGTCATTAAATACCTTCTTCGATATCTTGATGTTAATATTCATTAATCATCACTCAACTCAATGTTGATATTAACTTCGCTATTCACTTCGGCTTCTATCTGCTGCTTTTCTCTCCACCCTTCAAAGTTATTTGAAAGGCTGAATTTCGCACCATTTACACCGTCTTTATCGAACAGACGTTCTTCCGTGTACTGCTCAATCCTTGACTTCGCACGTATAATCGTGTCCATGAATTCTTCTTTGCCTTGATAATTTAATAATGTCTGTCTGCTGTTAAATCCCAAAGCAAGCGCAAGCCCTGTGACAGTGTAAGGCTTCTTGCCGACCATGATTACTTCGCCATATTTATCAACAGCAGGTACACCGTCAACAATGAGCGGCTCACCTTCACAAGCTTTAAAGTATGCATCTATTTTGCCTTGTATCTCTTCTTTACTTGTATATCTTGGCGGCGCACCTGTTTTGCAGTCTGCCATATCCTCACACCCTTTCTGTAACGCACGTCTTGCCCTCTTCCTTGCGTTTTAATTCTCTTTATGTATGTTTCTTTAACCAAAACAAAAAAGCTTCTCAAATCGTCTGATTTAAAAAGCTTTTCTAGTTATATTAAGATAGTCCTGCTAGTACCATAGCGACAACCGAGCGTTGCCGGAATTGGAGAACTCACAATATGGTTTGAGCTGGTACTATGCACGCTATCCGTTAATTTTCTATTCTAATTATATCATAGTATTTTTTTGATTTTAAGCATTTTTATATACAAAATAGTCACAATACATACAAGCTGTAACACTATAACTTACTTCTATGTACTTCTGCCCCTGTGTTTATATCACGATAGACTATCTCCACTTCACATCCTAATGCATTGCTTGCTTGCTTGAGGTCTATATCCTTTATACTGTTACGTTTAAATTTAAGATTGTAATTTTGCGGACTTTCACCTAACCTTCTTGCAAGCTCCGACAAGCTTAAGCCCCTTTTTACTGCCAATATCTTCAAATCTTCTACAAATGCCATATTTCGCCATCTCCTTTATATCGTTTTTATTCATTATACAACAATCTTTACTATTTTTCAAGTCTTTACTTGATGTTTGTAAATAGAAATTTTAAAATTTCAATCAAAAACTTTAAAATATTGCTTGACATTATCAAGCAATTGCTTTATAATAGACTATGTAAGATACAGATGCACCTCACACAGAAGGAGAACACAATATGAGATATTTTACGAATTGTAAAACATTAGAACAGCTTAAAGCAGAGTATAAAAAGTTAGCACTTAAGAACCACCCGGACTGTGGCGGCAGTGAAGAGACAATGAAGGAAATTAACAAGCAGTATGACGAGATATTCCCTAAGCTCAAAAACATTCACACCAATAAAGACGGTGAGCAGTACGAAGCAGAGAACAATGAGACTCCCGAAGAGTTTAAGGACATAATAACAGCACTTATGAAGATGCAGGGCATCACAGCGGAAGTAATCGGTAGCTTTATATGGATATCGGGCAACACTCTCCCATATAGAGAGGAACTTAAGAAGCTCGGCTTTAGATGGCACAGCAAAAAGGCTTGTTGGTACAAATCACCCGAAG